ACCTTCTAGTAAAGGTTCTACAGTTATGACGGAAAATGGATCTACAATGTCAGACGATTTTAGGAAAAAGTCACAATTCTTAGGAAGAAGAAGCGAATGTACTACTTCAATTAGAGGATAATATGGATAAACAAAAATGGATAGAGCAGTACAAAACAAACAAACAGGCTGTTTGGATTAGATGTAAATTAACCAACGGAGAAGAATTTAATTATGACAAATTTGAAGGATGGAGAAAGATAAAAGATAAGTGCGATAAAGAAAATCTATTTTTATCAGAATTATACTTGCAATTTCGCTCCCATAAAGCTACTATAGATATAGACAATGGCGTGGACGGTGTTTATCTAATTAGATCTTTACTGGGCGCTATTGGCTCAGATTCCAAAGAATATTACACTGTTGGTCTGGTAAAAGGTAATAGCGTATCTAAAAAAATGTGGATTACACCTGAACTTGTCTTAGATAAAGAATATGAAGATGAAATTGAAAACTGCTTTGAAGAAGCAATCATTTATGACAAAACGAAAGAGAACTGAGAAAAGTAAGTACAAACATCAAAGCACAGGGGATCATTGTACCTGTGCTGCATATCTTGCTGAAATGATGTGTCTACGTTTAGCAGAATATAAAAACGAAGGCAATCTGACTTTCAAGTTTTGGAATAAGAAACCTTGGGACTGGACATTCAAACAGCAGATGTTCGCTGCTTCTGCTCTTATAAAAGAGTATGGAGAAAAAGCAGTTGTGAGGGCGGTAAATGAACAGAAATCTGTATTCTCTCTAAAGAATAAAAGAATTATTCCAGAAATAAAAAAGCAAGTAAAATTAATTGAACAAGAAGCGCAAAGGAGTAATCAGGAATTAGATATCAAGAAAGAACCTGAGATTAGGAAAAAGACATACGGAAAGAAATCTGCATTAAATAAATTGAGAGGATTAAATGGCAAAAAAGAAAGCGAAAGCTAAGTTTGATGACGATGTTGTAAGCAATCAAATTATTAGTAAATACGGCGACATTGTAGAGCAAGGAACAAAAGTTCTTGCTGACTTACAAAACTTCAATACTATCGGTGTGTCACCAGCACTAGACCTAGCATTGGGTGGCGGTCTTAGAGAAGGTAGCGTTGTTGTTATGACAGGCGATCCAAAGACCGGTAAGACGACGACATCGTTGTACTTTGCTGCGAAAGCGCAAGCAGCAGGTAAAAATGTATTCTACTTCAACACCGAAGGTAGACTTACTAAAGAAAACTTTACTGGTATCAAGGGCTTAGATGCTAGTAAAATTAAAATCATTCAAGCAACCGACAATCAACCAGTCGTGTCTGCTGAAACGTTCTTGAACGCTATCGAAACATACGTTAAGAATACTCCAGATTTCGTGGCAATCATTGACTCTGTATCTAATATGGTTCCACAGGATGAACTTGACGGAGAAGTGCGTGGCGGTGTCAGAGCGCAACTTCCTAGACTCCTATCTATGTTCTTTAAACGTATTAGTAATGACGTAGCAAGGACAAAAGCAATCCTTATTTTTATCACCCACAATATTGCCAACACTGGTGGATCAAGATGGTCTCCCGCTAAACTTGCTGACTGCGGTAACATGCTTCAGTATCAGGCAGGAACCAATATGGTTATTACGCACCGAGGCAAGTGGGAAGAAACGGACGAGCAGGGTCATGATATCGGTCAAGTGGCAAACTGGGTCGTAAAAACTTCTGCCGCTGGCGGCAAACCTAATTCTAATGCTGTGTCATATATTAGATACGGTACGGGTATTGATGAAATCAGAGAATTATGTGAAATTGCTAACGAGCTTACCTTCATTAAACAGGCGGGTGCTTGGTATACAATTGGTTCAGCAATTGGCTCTGACGATAAAAGAATTCAATCTTTGCTAAAGAAGAATGAAGTAGATGCCGATAATGCTGAAGCAGTAGAAAAGTTCTTCAAGTTTCAAGGGATGGCAAAACTCAGTGAGTTTATTGAAACAAATACCGAGATTCAAGAATTTCTTTATGATGAAATAAAGTCGGTATTATGAAAGTCGTAGGTCTTAACGGTCGTGAATACAATCTAAATTTAAATAAATATATTATAAAAAAGGATGACAAAACTGTTAAATCAAAGTATCATATGGCAGCTAGAGAGTTGCTACATGAAATGTTTTCAGGTTACACGATTCTTGAAGAAGTTAAGTTGCCGGGGTCAAGAGATGCAGCTAAGAAGTCTACATTATTTCTAGACTTTTTTATTCCCAACTTACAACTTGGCGTTGAAGTCCACGGACGACAGCACTATGAGTTTTGTAAGTTTTTTCATAAAACCAAAGCTGGGTTCTTGACTTCGGTTAAGAGAGACTTTATAAAAGAAGACTGGTGTGAGCTAAATGGTATTGACTTGATAGTTCTTAAATATTCAGATAGCCTAGACGATTGGAGAAATCAAATTGACAGCCGCTGAAAGACTTAAAGAGTTCTTAGATGGTATTGACAGATATATTTCTGGTAAGAACATAACGCCATCTAAATTTAATCCAGAGTTTGCAATCGCAGAAACTCTATCACTAGAAAATCTAGAAAATCTAACACAAGATGAATGTTTTGGTCATGCATATCAACTTATGCAGTACGTCGATCATGTTGGCACAGAGCGCGCTCACTGTGAGAATGTTATTCGCTGGTGTGAAAATTCTCTACAGAGTATTATATCAGAACAACTTGCGTGTGGCGTGTGGGATCAGTATGCAAAACATGAAACAAAAGTTGCTACAATTCTAAGAAATGATGAGCTAGCAAAAAAAATTAACGAATGGAAGCTAACTGCTCAAGGTAGACTTGAAAATTTGAAGTCTAGAGAGTATAATATAAGAAGAAAGGCTGATATCCTATTTGAAAAAGGCAAGAGGAAATGATAGATAAAGACTTACTTAAAAATTTAACAAGTGAACAAAAGCAGGCGTTGCTAGAGCAGTTAATGGCTAGCTTGTCTGAAGTAACAGAGAAACAAGAGCCAAAAGAACAGAAAGAAGAGGTGGTCTCTTCTAGAATAGAAGTAAATGAAGACTTTACAGTTACTAGAAAAATTAATGAATCTACTAGGAGAACTCCGGTGAGAGCCAAAAAAAATGCATGGGTAGACACAGGCGAAGTGTTTGACGGCGATGAATTTGATTCAAACAGAAAAAGATCCGCAAGAACGAGAGGTAAAACAAAGAAAGTTGAACTTGAGTGTTCTGTTTGCGGAAGAACTTATATGGAACATCCAAGCCTTATCTATGGAGAATACCACCGCTGTAACCGGTGCGGGGGTCGGTAATGGAATCTAAGCTATTGGACTTAGGCGCTGAGAGAGCAGTTCTAGCTGGTCTGTTCTCTTACGGTCTAGAGTCATACGTTGAAATTAGTGATATTATTGATCACAATAGTTTTTGCCATCAAAATAACCAACTAATATACAAGTGCATTGAGAAGATTTTACTAAAAGAAGCAGAGGTGGATTTACCTGCGCTTCTTTCTGCTGCCGATCAACTTGGATTCTCTGAAGTCATTCAGACAAAACAAGAACTACAATACATTAAATCTTTGATGGACTTTCCGGTAAAGAAGGAAAACGTTCTTCATTTCGCAGCTCAAGTTAAAAAGTTTGAGTTTGCTAGAAAGATTAGAAGTCTCGCCAATAAGATTGGAAGAGATATTGAAGATATTAAAGGCGATGAAGAGATTGACGAAATCATCGGAATTGTCGAGAATCCGATTACAGAATTTCTAAGAGAAGATGACACAAGAGACAAACCAGAAAGAATTGGAGAAGATGTAGATGAGTACATTGACTTCCTCGTTGAGAACAAGTGCGATCAGATCGGCATCCCAAGTGGATTTGGTAGATATGACGCTGCTATCGGTGGTGGTTTGCGACGTAAGTGCGTGGATCTTGTCTCCGCTCGCCCTAAAGTCGGTAAGTCTGTTTTTGGTGACAATGTTGCTATTAGCGTGGCTAGGCAGGGCGTTCCGGTCTTAATGCTAGATACGGAGATGAGCAAAGAAGATCATCTCAACAGAATTCTATCAAGTCTAAGTGGCGTTCCTGTAAATGAAATTGCTAGTGGTAAATTCTCAGAAGATGAAGAGAAA